CCTGATGGAGGCGGAGAAGGCGGAGAATGCGGAGAATGCGGAGGACGACAAATGAGGGCGCTGTGTCACATCGTGCTGCTGTGGCCGCCGAACGCCGTGCTTCTGGCAGTCGGCGCCCGCAGGCGCTGGCCCGGCTCGTGGCTCGTGTGGGCCGCGACCGTCACGCCGGAGGAGGCTCTTGGGTACGTCTACGCCCTGAAGGCCAACATGAGGAGGAAGAAGGCATGAGGCTAAGCGTTATCGCGTGGCTACCGCTGCTGGACAACTACCTGGAGGGCTCGGCGTCGCTTGCGCTGGAGAGACACCTGGAGCAGGGCGCGCACGACAGCATGGCGTTCAGGCTGAGCGACGCGCTGCACGCCGCGTTCGACTGGAAGATGACCGCCGAGGGCGGCGAGTACTGGGCGACGCTGTGGATGGCGGTGGCGGCGGACGACAACCCGGACGCGCTGGAGGCGGTGAAGCTGATGACCGCGCCCCCGCACGGCACGTCGGACGACGCCAAGAAGCAGGAAGGAAGAGAAGGAAGGGAGGGAAGACCGTGAGCGACAGGAGCGACAGGAGGAAGACCCACGTGGAGCCAGGGCTGCCAAAGCCAGAGACCGGTGAGCAGATGTACAAGAGGCCCTTCAAGCCGAAGAAGCACCACATGGACGAGGCCAGGCAGATGCTGCAGGAGGCCGGAGAGACCGACCTGAGCGACGCAAACATCGTGCAGTTCGCCACGGAGCTGGCCAAGATGAGGGTGGTGGACGCGTACTCTGATAACATGAGGCTGATGGACGGCGAGCAGGCGGCCGGCGTGGACAGGCGCACCATATCGTACTGGATGCGCTCGGACCCGTCGTTCAAGGCCAGGATAGATAGGTGCAGGGAGATACTCGTGTGGCGCGCCGAGGAGACGCTCATGCGCAGGCTGGAGCAGGACGACCTGAACGCGGCAATCTTCGTACTGAGGCACCTCAAGAAGGACGTGTACAGCACCGCGGACCAGCAGGACAACTTCGACCCCGGCGTGCCGTTCGGCAAGAAGATAAACATAACGGTGAACGTCCCCAGGGAGCTGATGGGCGGCACTGGCACTGAGCCTGTGGACCCCAAGCTCGTCGACGTCGACGCCAGGGAGGTGAAGATATAAGGTATGTACTCGAGGAACAATAACCGCAGGGGCAGTTCCGGCTCCTTCACGGAGGAGATTAAGCTGGACTTCAGCCCCTCTGTCAAGCAGTACCAGGCGCTCGCCCTCCTGTGGGACAGGACGACCAACTTCGTGGGCTACGGCGGGGCTGCCTTCTCCGGCAAGAGCTACCTGATGTGCAACTGGCTGGTCGCCAACTGCCTGGTGTACCCGGACACCGCGTGGGGCCTGGGCAGGAGGGAGCTCACCACGCTGAAGAAGACCACACTGGTCACTTTCTTCAAGGTGTGCGACGACGCGGGCATGGCGGAGGGCAAGGACTACAGGTACAACCAGCAGCTGAACGTCGTCACGTTCCGCAACAGGTCGAAGGTGTACCTCATAGACACAGCGTACAAGCCGAGCGACCCGCTTTACCAGAGGTTCGGCGGCTACGAGCTCACGGGGTGCGCGGTCGACGAGTCCGCCGAGACCGAGGAGCAGGCCATACAGATACTCTTCACCAGGTGCGGCCGGAGGTACAACCAGAAGTACGGCCTGGCCGCCAAGATGCTGGAGACCTTCAACCCGAACCGGAACCACGTCTACCGCAGGTACTACAGGCCGTGGGCAGACGGCACGATGCAGCAGACCTACGCGTTCGTCAGGGCGCTTCCCACGGATAACCCCAGCCCTGAGGTGGCGGACTACGTGCGCGGCATAGTGGAGAACGCAGACAGGCAGACGGTCGAGCGCCTGATACACGGCAACTTCGAGTACGCCGAGGACGACGCGATGCTCATAGGACACGCGGACATAGACGCGATGTTCGACAGGCCGGTAGACAGGAACGCGCTGTCCAAGGTCCCAAGGCACGAGCGCTACATCACGGTGGACCCGGCGAGGAAGGGCGAGGACGCCACCGCCATAATAGTGTGGTACGGCTGGACCGCGGTCGCCCGCAGGCGCATGCCGGTGTCCAGGGTCAACGAGGTCGTAGACGAGGTCTCCAGGCTTATGGGCGAGCACGGTGTGGACTCCAGGAACGTCTGCGTGGACACGGACGGAGTGGGCGGCGGCGTCGCCGACTACCTGCCGGGCTGCCTAGAGTTCGTCAACAACGCCAGGCCGTACAGGGGCGAGAACTTCGAGAACGCCAAGAGCCAGTGCTACTACAGGCTGGCCAAGGAGATTGGCACGGTCTCTTTCCCGGACGCCACAGCGCAGGAGCGCGAGCAGGTGAGGGAGGAGCTGTCCTGGGTGAGGGCGAAGGCGCTGCTCGCGGAGGGCAAGAAGGGCGTGGTGCCGAAGGACCACGTCAAGAAGATGATAGGCCGGTCCCCGGACTGGTCGGACGCCATGATGATGAGGTGCGCGTTCGAGTACAGGGGCAGCGGCGGCGACGTGTACTTCGCGTGAGCGGGCGCGTCGCACAACAACACAACACAACACAACACAAAAAAAACGATGGAAAACAACAACATAAGACTGGAGATGCCCACCGGGTGGGACGGGGTCACGATAGCGCAGTGGCAGGAGCTCAACCAGCTAGCGGCGGAGGACTACGACAACGACGTGAAGCTGCTAATAGACCAGCTGTCGGTGCTGCTAGACGCGGACAGCGACGTGGTCAGGAGGCTGCCGCTGGAGACTGTGACGGAGATGGGAAGGGTGATAGCCGGGTTCGACGACGCCCAGCTGCAGGGGCACAGGGGCTCCATAGAGGTGGGCGGGGTCGAGCGCAGGATTGTACCGGACCTAAAGGACCTTACGTTCGGCGAGTGGGTCGACCTGGACGGCTTGGTAAAGGAGCCGGTGGCGAACATGCACAGGATAGTCAGCGTCCTCTACAGGCCAGTGGCCGAGACCAGGAGGGACGGCAGCTACAGGCTTGAGGAGTACGACTCCGACGAGTCGGGCAGGGCTGCGGCTGTCATAAGGGACAGCGTGACGATAGACTGCGTGTACGGCGTACTGGTTTTTTTTTACGCCATCGAGAACGAGTTTACGGGAGCTTTGCAAACCTACTTGGGGCAGATGGCGAGGACGGGGACGCGGAAGAGCTGGGCCAGGAGACGCCCGAGGACAGGGAGAGACGACTGAGGGAGGAGGCGGCCGAGAGGGAGCGCAACGAGAAGTGGGCGTGGTTCGGGATGCTGCACAGACTGGCCGGCGGCGACCCTACCAGGTACGAGGCGGTCACCAAACTAAATTTCGTGCTCTGCATGAACACTCTTGCGTACGAGAAGAGCTACAACATAGTGCCGCGCGTGAGGGGCTTCCAGAACGCGCCGGACGCCGCGCGTATATAACCCAGGCATGATAACCTACAACCAGATAATAGAGCTCCTGCGTAATGTGGCGCTGGCGCACAGACAGATAGAGACTTTCAACGCCGGCCAGGTGTGGGAGATTGAGACGGAGCTCGAGAGCAACAGGCGCTTCCCCAAACTGTGGGCAGCGCCTGTGTCCAGCACCGTCAGGGGCAACATAGTCACCAACAGGTTCAACCTGCTGTGCTTCGACCTCGTGCAGAAGGGCGGAGGCAACCAGGACGAGGTGCTGAGCGACACGCAGCAGTGCCTGTACGACGTCATAAAGGTGCTCAAGAACCACGCCGGCGAGCAGTTCGACGTGACCGGCAACCCGCAGCTGCTGCCTTTCAAGGAGAGCTTCGGCGACTGGGTCTCGGGCTGGAGGGCGGAAGTCGACATAGTGACGGTTTTCAACGAGGCCGGCTGCGACGTGCCGATAGACGACTTCATGATTCCCGAAAGCGGCGACGGTCTCGGACCTGCATTCACATGGCTCAGGTGCGACACGCTCGCGTCCTGCGTCACGTTCCAGGAGCTCGAGGCTAGGGTGGACGCGCTTGAGGTGTTTGCCGGCGTTCCCACTTCTAGGATTCTGTCAATAAACGGCACCTCCTACGACCTTTCGCAGGACAGGTCGTGGACAGTCGGTGATGTCAGGACGGACTCCACGTACTCCGACCCGACGTGGCTTTCTGCGCTGGCGTGGTCCAAGCTTACAGGCGTACCGCAGGACCTCACAGACATAGCGGCGCTGGCCGGCTCTGGTCTTTTAAAATTCGATGGCACAGACTGGGTGTTCGACACAAACACGTACGCGACCACGTCGATGCTATCTGGATACCAGCCGATAGACGCAGACCTGACGGCCATAGCTGCGCTGACAGGAGTTTCTGGACTGCTGCGAACCGACGGTGTAGGCGGTTGGACAATAGACACCAGCGTATATTTGACATCTTACGCCGAGACTGACCCCGTTTTCATTGCCTCTGCAGCGTACGGCATAACTGGAACACAGATAACAAACTGGGACACGGCGTATGGCTGGGGCAACCACGCTTCTGCGGGGTACCTTACGTCTTTTACCGAAACCGACCCGGTGTTTGTTGCGTCGGCGGCTTACGGGATAACCAATACAAACGTCTCCAACTGGGACACGGCGTATGGCTGGGGCAACCACGCTTCGGCGGGGTACCAACCTGGAGACGCAGACCTCACCGCCATAGCGGCACTTTCTACCACGGGTTTTGCCAGGAGGACGGCCGCCAACACGTGGACGGCCGCCGCCATATCTCACACAGATTTGGGCAGCGGTTACACGTCGGGCACGATGTACCTGAGCTACAACGGAAGCACCCTGACCTGGACGACTGTCACAGGCGGCACCGGTTTCACCGTCGGCACAACGACCATAGCGTCTGGCGCGTCTGGGCGCGTGCTGTTTGAAAGCTCCGGCGTGCTGCAGGAGAGCGCGGACTTCAACTGGTCTACCGGTAATTCTAGACTTGGACTTGGCACGTCTTCGCCAGCAGCCAGACTGAACGTCATGGGTGCGAGCAACGACATAGCAGGGGGTATAAGCATAGCCACCACAGGATTCAGCACAGACTGGCGTATATACGCGTCTGACACTGGCGCGTATAGCAGCGGTTCGAGCCTGTTCATCGGCGGCAACTCCTCAGGCAAGGAGTTCTGGGTAGGCGGATGGGGTACCGGCATAGCTAACCTCTTCAAATCTCCGACGCCTTCTTCTGGCGCCATACCTATAGTCGCGGCTGGCGCCAGCGGTCAGTCCGTCGACTACTTCCAGATTAGGACTACGACTGCTGCTTCTGACGGAGACATTTTTGCAGTGTCGTCTCTTGGTAAGGTCGGCATCATGAACTCTACACCATCTGCCCTACTCACGTTGGGCAAGGCTGGGACCATCGCCGGCACGCTCTCGCTGGCAGGCGGCACCTCCGGCGTCGTGACGATTCAGACCGCCGCGGCGGCCGGTACCTACACGCTTACGCTTCCGACGACTGACGGCAACGCGGACGAGGTGCTGAAGACAGACGGCAGCGGAGCGCTTTCTTGGACGGCGCAGGACAAGACTGTAGTGTTCCAGCTGTCGGCGTCGGACCTCACAACCGACCTCACCACAGGCGCGGCGAAGGCGTACTTCAGGGCACCTCACGCGTTCACATTGACGGCCGTGCGGGCGTCCCTTGCGACGGCGCAGTCGTCCGGTAGCATCCTGACCGTTGACATAAACGAGAACGGTACGTCGGTGCTGTCCACAAAGCTGACGGTAGACAACAGCGAGAAGACCAGCACTACGGCCGCGACTCCGGCGGTGATTTCTGACTCGGCCATAGCCGACGACGCGGAGATAACTATAGACATAGACCAGGCCGGAACCGGGGCCAAGGGTCTTGTCGTAACCCTCATAGGAACAAGATAATGGCACCGTATCTAATCAACCCGTACTGGTTTCAACCACTATCCAAGATAGGCGCAGATGGCGCCTGGGCTTTTTATGAACTACCAGCTCCTACTATACTTCCTAGTTCCTACACCGGCCCCCTGTTTAGGGCAAGACGCAGCAGTGATAACGCGGTCTCTGATTTTTACCAGGGCGCATCTATAGGTAAGTATAATACCGTACGGGGAGGTGGTGGAACAAGTTTAATCTCTTGGCTTGGCGCATCTGCTGCTGGGTTCATAGTGAAGGTGTACGACCAAGTTGGTTCAAACGATTTAACTCAATCAAATGCGGGTAAGCAACCGGTGTTTTACGATTTAGGTACTTCAGCTAGTCTTTTCAACAACAGATACCTTGAAGGGCCTGGGCCTGCGAATAACGTAGACAATACAGTGCTTGCAATACTCGCAGGTACTGTTTCAGGCTCGATGGATTTTACAACCCCCCTTGAAACCTATAATAAGAACTACGAGTTCATATCAATAAGTGGTAAGAGCAATATAGGACATACAGGGATAGTGGCAGGTAACACCGCCAATTTTCAGCCATATACACCGCTACACTGGTCAGATGGTAATGTTTACTTCTCAGACCAAGCTAACTACATAGGTTACTACGAGAGTGTAATAAACGCTAAGATTCTGTCCGGAAAAAATGTTAGCGGTTCTAAAACACTAAGAATGAACGGCGTAACAAAATCGCCGACAGTATCTGGGTCTAACTCTGGTAGTGCTTCTGATAAGATAAACATATTTTTGGGAGGGATACTAAATGGTACCTCCGGAACAAGGTGGGCGCAAGCTCTCGTAATGTTTACTGACGGTGCTTATAACCAGGCTGCCGTGGAACTGGAATTATCACAGTCTAACCAAGTGCAGCTTGATGATTTGAATATAGTTCCAAAGGTGCTTGACTATGCTCTGGATGCTGTGGTGGCCTATGCCCTGGTTGAGTTAAACAGTAACTACACGGGACCGGTTTGCAGACTTAGGAGGCTCGGAGATAACGTGGGGGCCGATTTTTATCAGGGTGCAACCGCAGGGACTTTGAATACCGTAAGGGGTGGCGGAGGCACTGATGCGCTAACTTGGGTGAATCAGGGCGGTGGTACTGGAGTAGCTACTGTAAGTAAGCTCTACGACCAAAGTGGAAACGGTAATCATGCAGGCCAGACTACTGCAGCTAACCAGGCAGGGATAATAGACTCTAGTGTCTACACCAATACATTAAACAATCTACCCACTCTAACCCTGTTGAGTGGTACTTATTATACATTGGATACGCCAATATCTTGCGTGGAGACTTGGAGCAGTGCGTTCATAGGTAAGAGAAGAACATCCAGCGTAGTTCTGATGGCTTTGGCTGACGATACGACTATAAACTCAAACAACTGCTATTCTGCCATACACTACTTAGATGACAGGATGTATTTCAGGTCTTCGGCGGGCTACCACAATACAGATGTAAAAACCTTTTCTGACCATAAACTGTATTTCTCGGTCAGAAACTCTACCAACAGTTCTGCCTATACGGATAACGTGCAAGAAATTACGTATAGGACTTCGCTTAGTGGGTCCACTACATTTACAACTTTATTCAGAAGGGCTATGAGCAATCTGAGTACCTTCGAGTATTCAGATGGACAAGCACAGGCTGTAATACTCTGGAGGAAGGATAAAAATTGGCAGGCAGACTGGATAAACAGAAAATTAAACCAAATATATGGCACATTTTAAAATAGATAGCGAAGTATCAGCTGAAAAGCTGAGCAGGGACATGTACAGTATAATGAATCCGGGTGACGATAGCGTCACGCACTTGTTTCCGTGGGGTACAGATAAAAATGGCCAGCCCTATATAGAAGTTGACTTGAATATGGAGTGTCCGATTTACGTTAACGAGAACTTTCAAAAAGTACTCAATGAGGTAGGGGCGATGCTAGGCATAGAATCAGCCACTGAGGGTAGGGCACTCGTTGTGCTTGGAAACTTGATACCCAGTACTTTGGAGGAGTTTACGCCTGAATTTGAGGTATTCTCAAAACCCTTTTAAAAATGGATAATGGATGGATAATGGTATCAAAATATCAGAGGCGGCTAGGGAAGCCGTAGAAGATTACGGCAGGCAGACCGTGTTGCAGATGCTGCAGATTCTCCAAGAGAGCGGCAAGTACGCCTCTGGTGCACTTGCGCGCAGTCTGCGCCACGAGGTGCGCGAGACGGCCGAGGGCCTCACCGTGATTTTCGACGGCGCGGACCACGCCAAGTACGTTGACTCCGGACGCAGACCAGGCTCCATGCCGCCATCAGGGGCGCTACTTGGCTGGATGTCGCTCAAGGGCATACCCAAGGAGGCCGAGTGGCCGATAAGGCGCAGCATATTCCTGTTCGGAATAGAGCCTACGCCGTTCATAGACCAGTCCATAGACGGCAACGCCTACCTGCTCGGACAGGCGCTGGACGAGGCCGTCCTGGTGTCAGTAGAGGAAGCGTTGCGTCGCTGACGAACGCCCTGCGCGGTCTGCGTATATAACGCAGCATGATAACCATAATAGACGGGCCAAACATGGCCGAGTTCCACCCGGTATACAACAGGATAGTTTTCAGGGTAGATTCAGACCTGAAGGCTAACGATAACTTCAGGTACGTGGCGAAGCTGTGGATGAACGGCAAGTCTACCTCGCTCGACCCCGACCTCACTCTGAAGGTGCACCCCAACACGTCTAAAGGTGGTGTTGGCGAGTTCTCTGTAGGCAGGCTTTTGCAGGACTACGTGTCCATGGACTTCTTCGTGCAGTCTGGTGGTTACAAGGAATGCCAGCAGTCCTACGCTTACTTTGAGATAGGTTTCGGGGAGGAGTACACCGCGTACACGACCGGAGGAGACGCGTACCAGGTGGAGACGGCAAACAACGACCTGGAGATGTACACAGACGCTACTTACGACTATGTGTACGTGTGGAATGGTGCGTTTCAGCCACAGTCTTTGGTTGACAAGTACAGGTACGACGGATATGAACTGGTAAACGTGGTGACGTCTCCGAACGCATACGAGTTCAACCAGAGGTTCAAGAAGAGGTTCTTGACCGGTCGCTCCAAGTCTATAAATGTCAACGCCGGCTCCGAGCACTACCTGTACTACCTGGTCTCCCCTTGGGAGAACCACACCCTGAGCGCAGGCGCCGACATTTCGTTGCCTTCTAACCTAAAAATGGTAGTAAAGACGTACGACGATGCCAACAACCAGCTTGCGCAGATGGTTATGAACCTTCCAATAGACATCGGAATGTACGCCATACCGTGCGGTCCGTTGAATCTGAACGGCCTTTCTGACTACTACAGCTATGACATACTAGACTTGAACGGCGATGCGGCGCTCGACATAGACATATTGAACGAGACTGCCATGCTTGTGGGGGAGGGCGTAACCAAATATGAGGTCTACCTGGCTTGGGGTTCTACCACGGACAACGACCAGGCGAACGACGGGCACGTCTACAGCGACGTGCACACGTTCTACGTGAAGTGCCCGGAACCAGACAGGACGCTCACAAACGTGCACTGGCTCAACCCGTACGGAGGGTACGACACCATAACCATGTACGGGACGGAGGACGACAACGTGGTGGACGTGAACAGGACTCAGATGGACAGGATAGACCCGGATGTGCCGCAGTACTACGCGGCTGGGGCTGGAGCGGACGCTCCTGGATTCACGTCTATGTCGGCGTCTTTTGGTGGCACCAACAACATAGGCGTGTACGGGTTCAACCAGAAGACGCTCAGGAGCGGCTACACGACGCTGGACGAGCTGAGGTATACGCAGACCATGTTCACCAGTCCGGACGTGCGCACGACTAAGGTGCTGTCTCCTTACTTGGTGACAGATGTCACAAGAGTTCCAGACCCGAACCTGACCGGCGCGTGGGACTATACGTTCTTTCTCAGGCAGAAAGACGTCGACAGACAAGGCGACGCGTTTTTGGAGTCAAACTTCTGCCACGTCGACTACGTGACTTACCCGCTAGAGGATGAACTGGCCGTGAAAGTGCAGCGACAGATAGTGTCCAATAACCTCCAATCACAAGCCTTTGGAGTTCCAACTATAGAGGTGCGAATAAAACCAGGCGGAGAGGGCGTGAACAACAACGTTTGGACCAGCGGCGACCTAGATTTGACTGCCGTTTGGTCTGCACCTGGTACGACAAAGGGTGCAAAGAGGCTGAAGATATGGCCTATACTTAACTACCAGGAACCAAACCAGTCTACTGTAGGGTACGTAAACATGTTCCAGCCAGTTATTGTTGAGGACACTAGCCACCAGCTTCCTAACGGGAAGAGCAGGAGACCAGAGCTCCAGATAACCGTGAGGACCGGAAGGATAAATACGCAGAGGGGCACAAGGTAACATGGAAACCAAAATAGTAGCATACGGTGCAACAAACAACTACTCGGAGGCACAGGAGCTCGACCTGTTCACAGACGCCGACGTCAAACTGAACTATTCGGTGGGCGACATAACTCAGGCCGATAAGAAGCGTTCTGAGTTTTCCAGGACTATAGTGCTCCCGGGAACCAGGAAAAACCTACTTTACTTCTCACAGATATACGGACCGGGTGTGGTCCGCGGTAACTTCAACCCGAAGGTTCGCGTTAACGCGTCTGTATTCAGGGACGGTAAGGAGGTAATGAACGGGTACATGAGGCTCTACAAGGTGACTCACGGTACGTACGAGGGTGACATGTCTCTGGAGGTGAACATAATCGGTAAGACCGCAGACTTTATACAGGAGATAGGCGCCAAGACGCTGCCGGAGCTGGACCTTTCAAGGTACAACCACACGTACGAGCTGGACAGCGTGTTGGGCTCGTGGGGGCCAGGTGGTAAGACTGTTGCGTCTCCCAGTCTGGACGGATTCATATTCAAGGACGGTTCCTACTACGAGAACCTCGTCAGGGGCACTATGCAGTACGGCACGCTCGACAGGTACATAGAGGACGGCAGGCTACAGGTGCAGACGGTGTCAGGGCCGCACGGGCTCCAGGAGGGCGACGTCGTGTACCTGCGCGGTGACGCTACTTACGGTAACAACTACGAGAGTGTAGTGCCTACTGGCGCTAGTTTCAGCAAATCCTGGTGGACTCAGCACTGGAGCGGCTGTCACACAGTTATAAAGGTAAGGGATGCGCAGACGTTCGTCGTGAACGTGCCTTACTACTACAACTGGAATAGATTGGTTGCAACAGGCACTAACATTGGTGCCGAGTGGTCGTTGATAAATAATACTGCAACACCTATGATAACTGTCAACCCCGGGCAGTACCCAGAGTCGCCCCTGACCAACTTCACGTGCAAGTTCTACAAGGTTTCTTCGACAGGAGAAGGCTACGTCTACCCGATGATAAACAGGAGGAAGTCCACAACCACAAAAACCGACTGGAGGTTCGACTCGTACACGTGGCCTAACACTTCTGGCGCTCAGAATGAAACGCCGGAGTGGCTGCCTGCGACCTACGTCAAGACGGTCGTAGACGCCATATTCAGCGAGGCTGGATATAGCTACGAATCTGATTTCTTTGACTCAGAGTTCTTCAAAAGGCTCATAGTGCCCTGGAACGGCACCAACCTAAACCCAGGCACAATATTCACCACCAGTTTGGTGTCTTTGTCTCCGCCTGATGCGACAGGACAGATGACTCTTAAGTATAATGAAACTACTGAATCTCGCAATGGTAGGTGGAAAATAGAACCAGTAACAGGTGGTGTTGATCAAGTTTTTGCAGATGTTGCTATTTTTTGGAATAGAGCATCTGACGGAGACCATAGGGGTGTCATTTCGTTTGATAGCGATACTGTGATAAAAGTCAACGAAACGACAATATACAACATAAGCTTTGCAGCCGACCTTGAAAATAACGCAGTAAGACCAGGTTATGGAGAACACCTTACTACACTCGGTAACCGGGGTGACCATATTCCGTTTATTCTTAACATAGTAGATTCTGTTACCAACAACGTTGTTGCTTCCATGCCTTACAAAAGACCTGGTTACAAGCATGGACAAATAAACATAGGCACTGGCGTAAATTTGTCTACTAGAGTAAAACTTGAGGCTAACAAAGTGTACAAGATAAACTACACTTTTGACTACAGGACTTGGATATTAATAGCTAGTGGGCCAGATTTCGACAAGGCTGCGCAGATAGACTTTGCTTCCAACTACGGCGTGACCAACCAAGCCATGACGTTGGTGCCGATAGCGGCAGTAAGATACGGCGACGTTCTCAACATATCTAACTTCCTGCCGAAGATAAAGTGCAGCGACTTCATCACTGAGCTGTTCAGGATGTTCAACCTGTACTCTGTGACGTCAGATTCCGGCGAGAAGACGCTGCGCATAGAGCCCTACAACGAGTTCTTCACTGACGACGCGATAGACTGGACGCAGAAGCTTGACACATCTAGGCCTTTTGACGTTCTGCCTGTTGGTCTACTGACAGACCGCGTGTTCAAATACGCCTACAAGGAGGACAGCGATGACAACACAACTGCTTCAAACGAAAAGTACCAGAAGCTGTGGCTGGAGACCATCGGTACGGCGTCGAAGGACACGCAGACCGAGCCCGTCAGCTCCGAGAAAACGATAGAGCTGCTTTCCAGCCCTACTCCGCTGGGTAGCTTTGACGTAAGTGTTGACGGCGACGGCACCACCGCAAACCCAAGGATAGGCTGGTACTTCGCGCAGCCGTGGATGAGGTACGCGACGGTGGAGCCCAACCAGAAGTTCAACTGGAGGATACTCTACTACCAGGGTACCAGGTATAGTCACGACCAGCTTGCCGTGAACGCGGGTGGCACGGCAGCGGGCGGTTCGCTCACCTACACAAGGCTGTACCCGTTTGCAGGTCAGCAGGACAGTCCGCAGGACCCCACGCTCGATTTGGGCTTCGAGGTGCCATTGGAGGTCTACGTGCCTACGCTGAAGTGGACGCAGAACAACCTGTTCAACAGGTTCTACAACACCAAGCTGCAGACGGTCGCTAACAGGGACGCCAAACTGGTGCGTGGGTACTTCTACCTCACCGAAAAGGACATAAACGAGCTGGATTTCAGGAAGACAATAGTTGTAGACGGCATCTCGTACGTGCTGAACCAGGTGATAAACTACGACGCGTACTCGAGCCAGCCGACGCAGGTGGAGCTGTACACAAAGGGCATAAGGTATGTGCCAGACATATACGGCTCATCGATAGACGTGACGCAAGACGAATTAGGAGACTAAAGCAATGATAGACAATAACATAATAAGGACCAAAGGTGTCAGGAGCGAGGCAATGAATTTCTACGTGTCTGGCTCCGAGAACCTGATAGGGTACAACTGCGACAGGGTGATAATAGTGGGAGACAGGAACACTGTGGCCGATGGTTGCTCTAACGTGCTGCTCTTCAACACCAGTGACGTCGACGTGACAGAATCTGACGTTGTGTACGTCGACGGCGTAAGACTCCGACTAGGCGGCCAGGAGGCTGGAGACGTGTTTCAGTTCGTCGGCGGAGAGTGGGTCGGAACGAGGGCAGGCCAGACGATAAACGGCATAGTGTTCGTCTCCTCTAAAGACGATTTGCCCACACCGGTTAGCGGCGTGATATACCTGGATGACGAGACCACTTATTTCATAACCACAGACGTTGACCTCGACGGAGACAGAATAGTTGCCGGCCAGGACACGTCGATAATAGGTGGCTCCAGCGAGAGCTGCGTGCTGAGGTCTACAGGGTTGACGGGCGTGGCGCTCATAACATCGTTGTGGAGCTTGCCTATGCGCAACGTGTCTGTGACGGCAGACGTTGCACTTGACCTAGACGCGTCTGGTAACCCAGGAGCTGCTCTTGACTGGTTCGGTGTAAACTTTGTTGACTGTCCTACGATAGGAACCGTTGCCAATTATGCAAATTTTATAGCGCAAGACTGCGGATTTCTCAACAGCGCAGGCATGTCTTTTGAAGGAAGCATAGGCACAGTCGGGTTCTCGCAGTGTATATTCGATGTGTCGTCTGGAGACACTATGTTGTCTCTGGCCGCCAGCGCTACAATAACAAGAAGGTTCCGTATAATTTATTCTGCGTTTGTTGCTCAGACGGGTGAGACGTGTTTGGATGTAGATGTTTCTAGCAATATACCAGTCGAGGGGTACATACTAGATACTGTGTCATTTAGCGGTGGAGGAACATACGTCAGCGGCGTGCAACACACGGACAACAAAGCGCTCTGGGTTAACAACAAGGGGATAAACAATTCTGCGTCGCTAGGTTTCATGACAATGTCCACCAACGTGACGCCCACCGTTGTAGCAGAAGCCAACGTTGCCTACAAGGCTGCAGGTACGACGACGCTTGATTCTGTCACACAGAAGTTTGAGATGCCGCTGGATAACAGGCTTTCTTACGTCGGAGCAATAACAAGACATTTTAAGGTGACAGTGACTGCCACTCTTAGTGCAGGAAACAACCAGAGGATAGGCATATACGTTGCAAAAAACGGTTCGGTTCTCACAAACAGCGAGAACTACTCTACAACAAACGCATCTAGCAGGGTCGAAAACATGAGCTGCCAGACTATCGTTGAATTACAGTCAGGCAATTACGTTGAGGTGTTTGTAGAAAATGACACCCACGCAACAAACATAGTAGTTGAACGCATGTCCGTGATAGTGGAGGCCCTCAACTGACGTGCACGGCGCCTGCCGCGCGTATATAACTGCAGCCCACCCTTAATATGGCAGACAAGAAGATAATTTACGAGGTAGAGGTAGACACCTCAAACGCGGACGCGTCGATAGGCGGACTGAGCGACGCCGTAGACCAGAACGTTGAGTCCCTCAGGGACCTTAAACAGGCCCTCAGGGAGGCCAAGGACGCACAGGCCCAGGCCCTGGAGCAGTTCGGCGCTTCGTCCGAGCAGTTCCTTGAGGCTTCTAAGCGTGCAGGAGTGCTTAAGGACAGGATAAACGACATAAACGAGAGCGCCGCTGCGTTTGCCGGCGGCTCTAAGTTCGAGGTTTTCGGCAACACTCTGGGCCAGGTAACAGGAAAGCTGCGAGATTTGGACTTCTCCGGGGCAGCCGAGAGTGCAAAGAACCTGGCCCAGCAGTCTGGTAAGATTAAGTTTGGCGAGGCGGTGAAGGGCGCGAAGGACCTAGGCAGCACGTTCCTCAGCATAGGAAGGGCGCTGCTGGCCAATCCACTGTTCCTGATAGTTGGCACCGTGGTCGCGATAGGCGCAGCTGCTGTAGCATTGAGGGACAAGATAAAGCCGCTGGCTGCTGCGTTTGACTTCCTCGGAGGGATAATAGACACGGTGGTGCAGGCAGGAAAGGACTTCCTAGACTTTGTCGGCTTAGCCACGTTCGCACAGGACGAGTTGACTGCAAAAACAGTCGAGGGCGCAGACAAAATGTCGAAGGCCATAGAGGCTAGGTACACAAGGGAGATAGCTTTGGCGAAGGCTGCAGGCGAGGACACGTTCAGGCTGGAACAGGAGAAGCTTCAGGCGCTGCTTGACGCCAACAAGAGGGCGATAGACGCGCTGGAGGAGAAGAAGAAGCGTGCCGGGGAGCTGAACGAGGACGAGCTAAAAGACCTGGAGGAGAGGCTGGACAAGCAGGAGAAGCTACAGACCGACTACGACGCCAACGTGATAGCCAGGGCCACTAAGGCTAGGGAGGCTGCCGCGAAGGCCGAGGAGACTGCCAGGAAGGAGCAGGAGGCGAAAGCCAGGGCTGCAGCGGAGAAGAGGATAGCCGACGAGAGGAAGCTGGGCGAGCAGGTGCGCGAGGAGCGCGAGGAGCAGGAGCTGGCTGCCATAGCCGACGCCGAGCAGCGAGACATAAAGAGGCTCGAGTTCGAAAAGAAGCGCAGGAACGAGGAGATAAGGGCCACCACGGCATCTAATTCCGTGAAGAACCAAGCGCTCAAGGCGTCAGACGACCAGTTCCAACGCGAGCGCGCTGCCGTGGAGGAGAAGTACAGGAAGGAAAGGGAGGAGAAGGACAGGGCAGCCAGGGAGAAGGCCGAACAGGAGCGTCGCGAGGCCAACGAGAAGCTTGAGGCCGAGCTCAAAAGACTTGCGGAGGGAGCGGCAGACGCCGAGGTGCAGGCCTACCAGAGGCTAGTGGACGCGTCCCAGCAAAGGCTAGAAGACGTCAAAAAGACGGCGCCATTCTTCGTTAAGGCTGTGCAGGCTATAGACGACCAGACCATTGCGTACAGGCGCGAGCTGCTGAAGAAGCAGCGTGAGCAGGAACTGCTAGACGAGAACCTCACTGGTGCGCAGAAGGAGGCGATAAACGCCAAGTACAGGGCGCTTGACGAGCAGCTCACGCGCGAATCGGAACAGAGGAAGCTGCAAAACAAGCTGGACGCCGCACAGTCTGCCGTCAACGTGGCGCAGCAGGGAGCAGAAGCCATATCTAGCATAAACAACCTGCTCGCACAGTTGGACGAGAACAGGGTCAGGAAGGGCGAGAAGACCTCGCTCGAGGCGCAGAAGTCACAGTTCAGACGTACGAAGGCACTTAGCCTTGTCAACGCCGGCATAAACACCGCCCAGGCCATACTGCAGGCCATAGCGCAGTTCGGTCCGCCTCCCAGCCCGCTCGGTATAGCAGGCATAGCCAGCGCATCCGTGATAGGAGCCGCTCAGATAGCAGCCATAGCTGCCAAGAAGTTCGACGGCGGCGACTCAGGCACCGGCGGAGCCGGTCCTACGCCGTCGCTCGGTAACCTGTCCGCCGGTGCCAGCCAGCCTGTCTACAGGCCGATGACGCCACAGGTAGTGGTGTCTCAGCCCGGCGCACAGCGCGTGTACGTGGTCGAATCGGACATAACCAACACCCAGCGCCGTGTTGCAAACGTCAGGGACGCATCCTCATTCTAACCTTCTGACCTCTGAGGAGCGCCCTGACGCATGTGCGTATATTGCTGCGATGCCGGTTCCAACTGACATAACCGAAATAAAGATACCCAGTTTCAAGGTGGTGGCGTCCGACGAGGACGCTAGCGAGGTCTTCGCCGTTTCCACCGTGGCCAATCCTGCCATAGCAAGGGCCTTCGTCGCGTTCGATGCGTTCGACGACTCCAAGAGGAGCATGGCCTACGTCAGCATGGCCGAGCACACAAAGATGAGGCTTACCGGACCAGTACTGGTCCCAGACATGCCGATACTAAGGCACATGCCAGAGCTTGGCATAGGGGTCAACGGCTACTTCAACATGGTGTTCAGCCGCGAGGTCATAGAGACACTCGCGAAGAAGTTCGCCAGGAACGGAAATCTCATAAACACCACAGCCGACCACTCGTGGCCTACCGACAACTACGTTTTCGAGAGCTGGATAGTAGAAGACCCGGAGAGGGACAAGTCTGCAGCCATGGGCTTCACGGACGTCGCTCCTGGAACCTGGTTCGTGACCATGCAGGTGACCGACAAACAGTGGTGGGACGAATACATAACATCCGGCGAGTTCCGCGGGTTCTCCGTCGAGATGATGGCTGGCATAGACATAAGCACCGCGCTGTCTCAGGTTAAAGACCTGAATACAGAGCTTGTGGCTCCAGAGGCCGGAGAGTCAGAAGACGAGTTCATAGGCAGGTGCATTGGCAAGCTGGTCAGCGAGGGATACGAGCAGGACCAGGCTGCGGCCGTATGCTACTCCTACTGGGACGAATCAAGAAAAAGCACAAAACTACAACAAGACATGACATACACACTTAAGGACGGCACCGCCGTCGAGATTAGCGCCCTCGAGGTGGGCGGAACGGTTACCGTCGACGGAAACCCCGCACCCGACGGACAGCACGAGCTTGAAGACGGCACCGTGATAGAGGTGCTTGACGGCGTTATCGCGTCCGTTACCGAGCCCGAAAGCAAAGAAGAAGACGTAGAAGTCGAGATTGAGATGAACGCAGACAGGGTCGCAGAGATAGTGAACGCTGCACTGCAGCCTCTTGTCGAGCGCATAGCGGCTCTGGAGGGCGAGAACAGCGCACTTCGTACCGAGCTGTCGAGCCTCGCGTCTACCGAGACTGTCGAGTCTCTTCGCGCAGAGCTGTCCGCAGCAAACGAGGAGATAGCCGGCCTGAAGGCCGAGCCGTCAAAGTCGAAGCTAGAGGGACCGACCTCCAAAACGTCTTTCAAGACTGCGATGGAGAGAATCCAGAGCATGCGCAAAAAGTAAACGGCGCAACCGTTGACCCTAGCGTATATACGAACGAAAACATAAAGGAAAAAATATAAGATGGCATTCACTGACAATACCACGAGCCTCGCCGGCAAAGATAGTCTGGAGTTCTTCTCCGCAGCGCTGTTGACAGGCGACACAAAATCCATCGTGCGCAAGTTCCCGAACGTGAAGTCGAAACTCAACGTGCCGAAGCTCGCCATGAGCGGCATCGTGGTAAGTGACGACTGCGTTTTCTCGGACACGCAGACTACAACCCTGAGCACCAAAGCACTCACTGTCGAGCCGCTGAAGATTAACCTGACGCTGTGCAAGACCACTCTTGAGGCTGGCATGCTCGGCAACTTCATGAGCCAGGGCAGCAACGCTAACCCTCCTCAGGAGTTCGTCGACTACGTGCTCGAAGAGGTAGCTAAGGTAGTTAGTGCAGACACGGAAGATATGTTCTGGAACTTCAACACCGGCGCATCTCCTGCTGACGCTTTCGACGGCCTTTTGGCACAGTTTGTGGCAGACAGCGACGTTGTAGATGTTGGAGGCACCACCCTGTCCGCTACCAACATCCTGACTGAGCTTGGCAAGGTGTACGCCGCTATACCCGCAACGGTAATAGACGACCCAAACCTTAAGATTTTCATGTCAGCTGCAGGCGCTAAGTTCTACCGCCAGTACCAGGCTTCCGTTACAGGCGGTCTGTTCTACCTGGCAGCAAACGAAATGACCTATCTGGGCATCCCAATTGTCGTTTCTAAGGCGCTTCCTACCAACGACATCGTTGCCGCTTCTACAGACAACCTGTGGTACGGCTTCGACGCTGCCGACGAGGAGATGAACATCCGCATCACCGACATGGAGCCCCTGGGTCAGGGCCGCTCTCTCCGCGTGACCGGCTTCTTCAAGTTCGGCGTTGGATACGGAAACGGTTCGGAGATAGTTTACTACACCTGAGCCTAAGGCCTAGAGCCTAAAAAATGACGGAGGTCGCTGATAACGGCCTCCGTCAACAAATCCAACAACAGAGAATAAAAAGAAATGAGCTGCACCATACTTACAGACGGAATAGCGAAGGATTGCTCCAATAACATCGGAGGCGTTGTCAAGATATACATCACCGACTTTGCCAACGTGTCTAGTCTCTCGAAGACTGGTAGCGAGATAAGCTCCTTCACAATGGCATCGGGCACGCTGTTCTACGAGTTCGCGTTCAACCGCAACACGTCGACCTTCACAGAGAACGCCACAGTGAGCGTAGAGAACGGTTCGCTGTTCTACGACCAGACCGTGACCCTGAGGATTCCCCGCAGGGAGAGCGCCAAGCGCGACGTCCTAGCCCTTCTGATGCAGAAGGAACTTGCAGTAATCGTGAAGGACGCAAACGGCAACTACTGGTACCCAGGCGAGACAAAGGGTTGCTACGTCAGCGAGCTGCCTTCTGAGTCTGGCACCGCGGCTGGCGACTTCAACGGTTACACAATCACAATCAAAGGTGAGGAGGGAGCACAGGCACCCGAGGTTACCGGTGCTGCTGTGGCTGCTGTAATCTAACAGGTAGAAATCAGACATTTTCCCATAAGTAAAAGGGGTGACAAATCGTCACCCCTTTGCTTTTTATGAATATTTTATACGTCAGAAGTTCGTCCTGGCAAACTCGCCGAACAGCCTGACTGCTGCCTCGTCGTACGCCGCAGCCGCCGACTCCTCGTCCTTGAAGCTGCCTAGGTACAGCCTCTTCCCGCCGTGCGCTATCTTTGCCGTCCAGTAGTGGTACGCCTTCGTTTTGCTGTTGTTCCACAGCGTGAAGCCTGCTACGCCTTTGTACTTGCTCAGCTTGGTCTGTCTAACTTTTTGGTTTGCAAGGTTCTGAGACGTTGTGCATGGCCTTATGTTGGACGCCCTGTTGTCAAGCTTGTCGCCGTTCGCGTGGTCCAGGCAGTCCATGTTTTCGAAGACCGAAAGCTCTGCGACCATCCTGTGCATCTTAACGTTCCTCCTTTTACCGTCGGTTACGACCCAGGTCATCGCGTAGCCCCTAACGTCTACGGACCACGTGTGCTTCCTTAGCTCGTTCTCCATCGACTCGTCGATTAGTATAGTCGCTTTTTTGTTCGCCTGCAGTGCTACGACGCCGTCTCTGCGCCATGCAACCTTGTTGTGTTTTTTGTTTCCCATGATATATGTATCCGGCGCAAAAAGCGCATTTTTTCCACCTCGCGTATTTACATGAGCTATGATAAACTTGACCAGGGGCGAAGAGAACACGTTTGTAGTCACGCTGACCGAGAAGTCTCAGCTAGACAGGACCGCGTCAGGCTTTGGCTGGGTCTTCGTGTTCAGCTGTCCGGCAACAAACGAGAGCTTCGCGTTCACCGCAATGGACGAGTCCGGGGCCACGGCCAGGTTCAACCAGTTCACCGTCACCGAGACCGGCGACCCAGACGAGGTGGACCTCGCCTCCGGCGTTATAAAGCTGGACCCGGCCGGGACTTGGGAGTACGTCGCGTACGAGGCAGAGGACGCGTTATCCGTGGTGGCGTCGCAGGACGTAGCTGGGCTAAACGAGGTCGAGAGAGGCACGGTTGACGTGGTAGAGACAGAAAGCGTGACACCAACATGGGAGCCGGCGGCAGAGTCTAGGCCTGTCTGGGAACCATAAACACAACAAAAGAAATGAACCTTATAGAATTTAAGAAATACAGAGACTCGCTACAGACGAAGGGGGTGATAGACCAGCAGGGCGACGCCACGCTGCTCGTCACTTCAATGGGCGCTGTAGAGCAACCGACTGTGAAGGTGAGCAAGAGGTACGACTGGGTAGAGTACGGAGACGACAACCTGTACCCGTCATTCCTGCTGGACCTGTACAATGGCAGCGCCATACACGGTGCCATTGTCAGCGGAACCGCAACGATGGTAGCCGGAGGCGAGCTGCTCGTAAACGGAGCAGACGCTGAGGGCAACGAGGCCGCTATCGCGGCCCTGTCGGCAGACGCCAGGGGCGCATACGATGCGTTCGTGAGCAACGGCGTCGGAGACGACGACATATACGCCGTCAAGGACAAGGCCGCCCTCGACTACATGATATTCGGCGCTTTCGCTTTGGAGGTGCTGTGGTCAAGGGACAAGACCAGGGTAGCGGAGGTTAGGCACGTGGACGTGTCCAAGGTGAGGCTAGGCAAGATAGTCGACGGTGTAATAACCAAGTACTACTACTCCGACTGGTCCGACAAGAAGGCCGAGAAGCGGGAGTTCGACGCATTCGACGAGTCCAAGCCTGGCGGCAGCCAGCTGCTCTACGTCAGGAACCACAACCCCGGGCAGGACTACTACGGCAGGCCTAGGTACACGCAGGGCCTCACGTGGATTTCCACAGACGTCAACCTAGGCAGCTACCACAACACGAACGTCACCAACGGGTTCAACCCGTCGCTTCGCATAAACTTCTTCGACGTGCCGGACGACCCGGACAAGCGCAGGCGCATAGTGTCCGGCATACACGCGCAGTTCCAGGGCGTGAAGAACACCGGAAAGGCCATGGTGATGTTCAGCCAGGACAAGGACCACGCCCCGATAGTTGAGCCCATACAGGTGTCCAACCTGGACAAGCAGTACATAGCGCTGGCCGAGCAGTGCGTGCAGCAGATAATGAGCACGCACAGGGTGACACACCCGCTGCTATTTGGCGTGCAGGTGCCCGGTAAACTGGGCGGTTCAGGAGAACTCGAGGCCGCATTCGTCATTTACGACAGCACCGTCGTAGCGCCCGAGAGGGCCAAGCTCGAGCGCACGCTGAACAGGCTGCTCAGCGTCAACACACAGGAGGTCCTGATACAGCTGGAGGTCTTCAACCCGCTCGCGTAATTACAAGCAATAATGGCCAAGGCACTATTCATAAGCGAAAACTACCTCAAGTCCGTCACGGCCATATCGGCCAACGTCGACGTGAGGGACCTGCTGCCGTTCGTAGAGCAGGCGCAGGACATACACATACAGGACGCACTGGGGTCCAAGCTTTACGACGCGCTGATGCAGGCGATAGTAGACAGCAACGTCTCCGCCGACAGGGCGGAACTATTGGAGCAAGTCAGACCGTGCCTGGCATACTACGCCATGCACGCCGCGCTCCCGTTCATCAACTTCAAGGTGAGAAACGTAGGCGTGGTGAAGCAGCAGGGCGAGAACACGCAGAACGCCGACCTGGGCGAGATGAAGTACCTGCGCGGCGAGGTGAAGGACACTGCGGAGTACTATTTGCGCAGGCTAAACAGGTACCTTTGCAACGAGTCTTCCAAGTTCCCGGAATACAGGAGCCCCGACGCCAAAGGTGTTCTACCAGGACAGAGGGACTACACGTGCGACCTGTACCTAGACGAGCTGCCAAGGACCGAGGACGCGATAAAGAAAATAATGGGGAACACCGAATGATGGACACCACATCTGCTTTAAAAACGCTGTCTTACACCACGGCACCAGCTGTTGGTGCATACCTAACCACTATAGGCGTCAACCACGGACTACTGTTCGGGCTTTTTGCTATGATGGGTATAGACATACTAACAGCCGTTGTGATGTGGCTACGGGTCGACCCTGTAAGGCTAAAAAGCAGGGTCCTTAAAGCCGGCATGACAGAGAAGTTTGCTTCTTTGATACCGGCTGCTGTGATATTCGTCCTCATGCTTGCTTTCGACTCGTCCACAGCGATGATACTTAACGGTTACCTTGGACTGCTGATACTTGCGGAGTCGTACTCTGCTATATCAAACGCGCACTGCGCCTACACCAAAGAGATAAAGCACGAGTTCGACGCGGTGTCCACCGCCATGAAGTGGGCCAAGCGCAAGCTGGCCAGAATGGTGATGGCGGCGGCCTCAGACGAAGACATCACAGACAACCCAGACAATAAGCAGTAAAAAGCTGCGTGGAACCAGAGATGCGCATACCCTGCGAGACAAACTCACTGATATACTTCGACATCGAGACGGTGTCAGACCCCGCGCCTAGCAGGCGCTCCATAGAGGAGTACTGCAGGCTCAAGCCTGTGCCTAAGGACGACGACGGATTCGAGACGCACACAGAGAAAGAGTGGTTCCGTCACGGCGCTGGCTTGCACGCGGAGTTCGGCCGCGTCGTCTGCATAAGCGCCGGCGTCATACGGGAGGACACGCTGAGGCTGAAGTCTTTCGCCGGCGTTGACGAGAGGTCTGTGATACGCGGGTTCTTCGATTTGGTATCGGCGTTTGAGGACAGGGTTTCTGGTCTCTGCGGCCACAACGTGAAGCAGTTTGACGCGCCATACCTAGCCAAGCGTGCTGCGGTCCTGGGCATAACAAACGTGCCTAAGGCCTTCGAGCTGTACGGCGTTAAACCGTGGGAGTCCCACTTCCTGGACACCGCGGAGCTGTGGAGGTGCGGCCAGTACGCAAGCCCGGCCAGACTGAGTATGCTGTGCGACCTGTTAGGCGTGCCAGACCCGAAATCAGAGATGGACGGCAGCGGGGTACAGCACGCTGTTTCAGAGGGCAGGCTTGAAGACGTGATAAAGTACTGCGAAGAAGACGTACTGGCGACTGCGCGGCTGCTAGAGAGGCTGGCAAATGGCCACTGGACGCTAGAAAGGGCGTAAATTTGTACCATGAAAAAGCAAATAATTGGGGCACTGTTGTTTTTATGCGCCTGCACCGCAACAACCGCTGATGCGCAGACCATCTCGTCAGAGTTCAAGCTCGACGGCTTCATACTCAACGAAGAAGATTACGGGCAGTCCGGTATAACCGGCGGGTTCAGCATGGCAAACAGCTTCCACGCTGGCTCTTTCACTATGACTTCCGTTGAAGCTATAGACTCGCTCACTATAAGAATATTCGACGCGTCAGGTCGCCTTCTGTGCACTCCAGAGATACGCTACGAGTTTAGAGACTGGATGTCGTACGGACAGGAAAGGCACTTCTACGACGCGTGGATTGATTTTGGGATAGGCCAGACAGGCAAAACCGGAGGCTGGGTAGGAGAGGTGTCTAACTGGCGCGGTCAGATTGTCGTGCTTGTAGAGGGCGTGCAGCTTGGTGTGCCCAAGAGACTAAGCTTCACCGGCTTCCTCTGCTTCTGAGAAGTACTTCCTAAGCAGGGCCCTCGCGTGCTCTGACAGCAGGCCCTCGAAAGAGCCAGAGAAGTAGCAGTAACCGAAAGACTCTGCAGGTAGGTAACCCGAGCCAGAGATAGGCTCATAAGCGTTAACGCAGTGGTCGGAGTTGTAGTATATTTTGTACTCCGGGTGTTTCTCCCAGAACAGCAGCGCGTATTCCAAACAATTCATCATTTCAATATTTCAATAGTTTGAACCTGGACAACAGCTTTTCGTAGTTGGCCTCTTTGCCGACGTTGTCGCTGTAGCCCGAGCGCTGCAACGCGAAGAACTCCTCTGCCACCCACGCCCTGAGACCGAGACCGCCATGCTCCGTCGGTCTCGCGCACAGCCTGTCGACGTGGAACACCGAAGACTTGAAGTCGTGCTCCAGCACCGCTCGCATCGCCATGTCGGTCCACAGGCAGAAGTGAGTGGATGAGAACTCTTTCGTCCGGAGCCAACCGGAGACGCCTGACGCGTCCAAACCCGCCGACGTATACACAGCGCCAGAAAGTATGTCCCAGTCGCCCTGGTGAGCCCACGCGCGCTCAAGTAGCGAATCCGCGTACTCCCTGGCTTTTGGTGAAGGGAAGTAGCAGTCGTCCTCCATCACGAGCGCGTGTCGCTGGCCCCTCTCCAGCGCCAGCCTAAACGCCTTCTGGAACGACATGCCTATGCAGGCCCTCGGCTCCACCCGTTGGTCATGGAACGAGCCTGGGTGGAGCGCCTCCACCGCCTCCACCGTATTTCTGCCTGAAAAGAAGAGGCTGGAGTCGCGCCTAAACGACTCCAGCCTGTCTGACCTGTGTGGCAGGTTTATCACGTACGCAGGGACGTCGTCCCACGTCAGCTTAGTCAAAGCCCGAATCCCCCTGCCAACCTAAGGTTGTAGTTCTCCCTGTCGGCACCGGACACCGCGTCGTTGCGCCTGTAGAGCTCGTCCCACGCAGCTCGCTGGTCCCTCATCGGGTGCGCGTGCCTGAACAGCACCTCCGCCATGGTCATCTCCTTGCCCAGCAGCCTTGACACGCGCATGAACTCGTTGTCGGCGTACCAGCTGCTGTACGAAGGGTGGTAGACGTACCCGAACCTGTCGTACCAGTCGCGCCCGAATATGGGCAGCGTGTTGAGCCTGGGGAACGTGTAGCCGTCGCTCGTCATGAGCACCGCGTCGCTGGTCTCTGCGAACGCGCCGGTCAGCTTCATGTCCCACCCGTCAGCCTCGCAAACGAAGTCGTCGCTCAGCGCAACGCACACCCTCCACCCGCCAGTGTACGTAGACACTGACTGGTTGACGGCGTTCACCTTGGTCTGCTCCTCGGCGGTGGACACCCAAAGCGAGCAACCCAGCTCCGCAGACAGCGCCATGTACTCGTCTATGGCCGGGTCGTCGTGGTCCACCAGCATGTGGTAGGCAACCCTCGCCTCGGAGGCAGTCGACAGTCCGAGCGCCGACCTCCTCTGCGCCTCCGACACGGTGCGAGCCGCCAGCTCCGGCCTCTGCCTGGTGGCCAGGGCGACAAGCACCTGAGCGTCGAAGTGTACAGGGTTTACCTTTTCCACTTTTTCCACTTTTTCCACCTTTACAGTTTTTAAGTTTTTAGT